CGGGCAGGCGTTCTTACCACACGATGGCAGAGCCAGAGGTGCTGACAATCTCAGCTTTGCTGACAAGCTAAGGAATGCTGGCTTACCCAACGTAGAGGTCTTAGACAGAGTGCCTAACGATGCAGCCAATAAGCGCATCAGAGCCATGCATGACCTGTTTAGCCAGCTATACTTCAACTCAGACACACTTGAGGTGGAGGATGGGCTATTGGATGCCTTAGACAACTATCACTACAGAGAGACAAAGAAGGACGGACGTGTAACCAATGTTGTAGAACATGATTATAGTTCACACTTCGCAGACAGCTTTGGATACTTCGCAGAAGCATTGATGTCTGGTCGCATGATCGACAATCTATCTAAGCGTGGTGTAGGCAGAGCCAAGGCGTCATTCGGTAATTCCTAAACACTTGACATAGCTCGCTATGTCGTGATAGTGTCTTTAACATCATGGGAAGCAAACCAAAACCACCAAAGCCAGCCGCACCACAAGCGCAAATGGTCGATCTTGCCGCCGAGAACGAAAGCGGTAACTCCAACTTTGAGGAGGAGCTTAAGAAGAGACAGAAGCAGACCAAGACAGCCTTCGCAGGCGAGACTGGTGGATATGGTGGAAAGACTACACTAGGCTAACGTGGGAGTTAAAGGAATAGCAGGAGGAGGCATGTTCTCCAAGTCCAAGACTGTTAACAAGGTCACACAGCCGATTAAGGAATACGGCATGGGTGCAGCATCAACAGTAAACGAAAAGACTAACTTCGACAAGAAGCTTAAGAGCAAAAAGGACCAACCAGCCGCAGGCGGTGTTGCCTCCAAACTTTGGAACTAATGGACGGCACATATGTAATAAGTAAGCGTGACTCACTGCGTGGACTACGCACTCCCCATGAGCAGCTATGGGACGAGGTAGCAGAACTCTGTATGCCTCGCAAGGTGACTGGTGCCTCTAGTGGTTCCCTGCCTCCGCTCATCAGCTCTGCACAACTTCACGACTCAAGTCTCCGTATCGCCTGCCTACAGCTGGCTAACGGATTTAGTAGCTTAGTCACTCCACGTGAAGAGGTTTGGCACAACCTAACTCCACCTAAAGGGCTGGAGACATCAGACGCAGCAATTAAGTTTTATCGTGAGTGCTCTGAGGAGATCACATACCGCCTAGACCAGTCAAACTTCTACACCAGCATCCAAGAGACCTACTTGGACCGTGCCTCGTTTGGCACAGGTGCTGACTTCAGTGAGTGGGACGACGAATACGACAACCTCAACTTCCGTAACCTGCCGATAGGCACATACTACATTGGACAAGACCACCGTAACCGAGTGGACAGCGTAGTCTACGAGGTGGCATACACTGCACAGCAGGCAGCTACCGAGTTTGGCATCGAACAACTACCAGAGAAGCTACAAAAGGAAGTTCAAGACCCAAAGAAGAATGACTCTTACACATTCCTTATCATGGTCGAGAAGACCAAGCCATGGGAAGAGAATCAAGACTTTCCATTCCAGATGGTCTGTGTCCACGAGGAAAGCAAGAAGGTAGTGTCCGAGCAGGGCTACTACGAGATGCCTGCACATGTGACCCGCTACCTCTCATTCGGTAACAGCCCATACGGCTTCGCTCCTACATGGATTGCCTTGCCAGAGGCACACAAGCTGTCCCTGTTGCAAAAGCAGATGGACGTCTTAGCTGAGAAGGCTGCCAACCCACCTATCTTGGCTCCTGCGAGCATGGAGGGTGAAATTGGTATCGGTGCCTTAGACATTACCTACGTCAACGACATGGACCCTAATAGGGCACCACGTGAGTGGGCTACGTCTGGTAGATATGATATCGGACAGGATCGCGTGGCAGAAAAGAAGAAGACCATCCAAGAGATCATGCATGGTGACCTGTTCAGACTCTTTGCACAGATTGACCGCACCATGACAGCCACTGAGGCCTCACTACGTGAGGCAGAGAAGGTAATGCAGTTCTCTCCAACATTCTCAGCACTGACCAGTGAATATCTGGACCCCAAGCTTAAGCGTATCTTTGGTATCCTCTGGAGACAGGGCAAGATGCCACAGCCACCAGAAGAACTCATGTCCATCCTTGGTGGAGACGTAGGCAGCGTCCCGTTACCACAAGTTTCATACAGTAACCGTATCTCATTGGCTATCAAAGCCAAGCAAAACAGCTCATACGCCGAATACATGGCAATCCAATCACCACTCGTGGAGCAGGACCCATCCATCTTAGACAACCTAGACACCGACACACACTTCCGTGACGGCTGGCGCAATGCTGGTCTACCAGAGGATGCGCTCGTTAAGGAGAACGTCGTAGCCGAGAAGCGACAGGCAAGGGCTGAGGCTCAAGCACAGCAGGCACAGATGGAACAGGCAGCCCAGTCCGCAGCCATTGGCAAGGACGTAGCATCAGCAAACGGAGGTCAACTCCCCGAAGGCATGATGGAGGGCATGGGCTAACAACTTATGAGACAAATAGACGCACAGGTGGCTAAGGCTGCCGAAAAAGCATTAACAACACCCGAAGGCAAGCTACTTGTAGACTTCCTTGTGGGTGCCTCTGGTTTAATTGAGAGGACATTCATCGCAGACACAAGCGGTCACGTGGACCCATATCGTGCAGCCATCAGAGATGGTGAGCGTGCAATCGTGTCACTTATCTGCAAACTACAAAAAGGAGAACTACAATATGAGCAGCATGACAATTAGGCTCACCGACGGTGAGGTATTTAGAGACGGTAAACTTATCGCCACAGTCCGAGAGGACGGCAAGATTAGGTTTAAGCACTACAGCTACAAGAAGCATCGTGACGAGATCGAAGACCTCGTGCTGACCGCTGATGCGCTTGCGGAGAATAACTCCACAATCACCGCAGATGACCCGCTAACCAGCTCAGATGACCTAGATGTTGGGTCAGACGAGCCAGTGGCAGACATTGGTCTTGAGCCTATTGAGGTGCCAGTCCCAGAGGTAACCGAGTTTGACAAGCAGCCACATGGTGACGCCCCAAAGCACTTCTTTGAAGAAGGTAACGGCAAGAACATGGGCGAGGCTACACCAGTCGTGGTCCTTTGGCGTAAAACCAACTGGACCGAAGAAAGATTTAAGGCTCGGTATGACAACATGACCGAAGTGCTTGAGAGAAACTTTGCCATTGAAGGCAGAAAATACAAATAAACAACATGGAAGAAACAACACAAGAAGCAGCCCCAGTAGCTGCAACACCGACACCCTCAGCCCCAGTGACTGAGTCCGCACCAGTAGCAACAACTGACGTATTCAGTAGCCCACAAGGCTCTGAGGCTACGCCAGCACCACAGGGTAACCTAATGGACCAGCTGTATACCTCTGAGGGTAACCTAGCAGAGAACTACACCACGCTACTTGAGGAAAATGGTCTCAGCGACCTAACCAACACCGTAGCCAAGTATAAGTCCCCAGAGGGCTTACTTAAGGGTGCAGCCAACCTAATCAGTTTTGCTGGCAAGAAGGTTGAAGGTGTTATCGTCCCAAGCGAGGGCAGCTCAGACGTAGAGATTGCAGACTACCGCAAGGCTATCGGCGTTCCAGAGAGTGCCACAGCCTACGAGCTACAGCCTAGCGACATGCCAGAGGGCATGGACTGGGATGCTGGACTTGCTGGCGAGTGGTCAAACGTATTTCACGAGGCTGGACTGTCACAGGACCAAGCGTCTAAGATTGCACAATCATATTCAGACATCACCTCCAAGCAGCTTGAGATGGCTACAAACCAGATCAGCGAGACCACCACAGCCGAGATGGAGGCACAACGTGGAGAGGTGCAGAAAATGTGGGGCGACAAGTATGACTCCAACATTGAGGCAGCGGTAAACATGGCTACTACACTAGGCTTTGATACAGAGAACCAAGCAGACCTAGCCGCGTTACGCTCTCCTAGAGTGCTTAACATGCTACTAGAGAAGCACGGATCACTCCAAGAAGGTCATGCCCCACGTGGTGGCACACCACAAGCAGCTGGTCAAGGGTTCCGAGAGCAGGCTAACGCACTCTACGGTAAGTATCCAAACATGGCTCTGGCTCCACCAGACGTGCGTGCAAAGTATCACGAGCTGCGTAAGCTATCATCAATGTAATCACGGTGGGACCCACCGAGCCTCCTCCTTGAGTTTTCTGTGTTTTCCCTTGGGGAGGGGGTAAAATAAATTTGACAAAAACAAGAAACAGTCCATAGTGTCCCTGCGGGGTTTTTTCTGTTCCCTCGCATGTGTTCATAATAAAAGGCCCCTCTCATCGTTCTCGGTGAGGGGGGTTTTTGTTTCTACAGGTTGCTTGACTTCAATGTCAAGTCATGTTTTAATAAATCTGTCCAACACGGATACCATTTCTTATGCAGCTGGCGACGGTCGGTTAGTGGGAGATGCCCAGAGTAAGGACTTGATCACCAGAATCAAGCGACCACCCAACAGGGTGACACTCCAGCATCTCGGTGAGTTCTAAACAACAAACCAAACCAACTAACCAACATTACAAAATGTCACTAACATCCACAATTCCAGCGCACTTTCCTTCACTTTATGAAGACGAGTGGCGTCTCGAAGTCCAGCAACTATCATCACGTCTCCAAGGGCTTGTCCCAGTCTACCCAGTAATGGGCGAGAGCAGACGTTTCAACAAACTCGGTAAGATTTCTAGTCAAGATATGACTGGTCGCTTTGCTGATTCCGCCCCAGAGGACGTGAACACAGAGATGCGTTCACTCTACGTCAACTTCAAAACTGCTGAGAACTTCGTTTCTCGTGTAGACAGCATCCGTTTGGGTGAGATTGATTCTCCACACGCGAGCATCATCAAGTCACACATGGCAGCGGCAGGACGCGACCGCGACGCAGCTATCATCAACATGCTTGGTGCTGACGTTTACGAAGGCAAGAACGGTAACACCGTTGTTCCTTTTGACTCTGCTAACGCAATCGCAAAGACCTACCACCACGACGGCACCACGACCGACAGCGGACTTACTTACGACAAGATCGTAAACGCTCGCACACGTCTTGGCCTCAAGAACGTTGCTGGTCAAAACGTCGAAGGCGGAAGCCCACTCGGCATGGTAGTAACTCACCAAGAAATCGAAGACTTGCTCTTTGACGACAAGTTCATCAACCGCGACTATCGCGCGAAGTTGGAAGAAGCACAAAGCGGCAGCATCGTTGACGCATTTGGTTTCACCATCATCGCAGTCGATCCTAGCCTTATGCCAGTAGTTGGCGGAACTCGTGAGTGCTTCGCATTCGCTAAGTCATGTGTAGCCTTCGGTTACGCAGAAGAGCCTAAGACATTCGTTGACACCCTTCCACAGAAGCGTCACGACGTTCAGATCCGCAGTGAGTGGGCATTCGGTGGCACCCGTCTTGACGACGAAGGTGTTATCAAGCTTAACGTTGCTCGTGCCTAATCAAACCCCTAACCACTTAATATAATACCATGGCTACATACCAATCAGACCTCGCAGCAGGTCAATCCGCTAAAGGTGATTCCCGCATCGACGGTCGTCTCCTGTCTGGCAAAGTTCGTCAAGTTAACGCTACCGTGACTCTTGTCGGCACTGAAACTGGTGGAGACACCATCGAAGTTGTTGAACTCCCACAGGGTGCCCTCATCAACCGCGCTGAGTCCTACATCGTAACTGAGTCCCTTGGCTCTACCTTCACCTGCGACCTCGGTTTCGGTGGAAGTGGTGACATCAACTCTGGCATCGACCTTAGCTCCGCAGCTACTGTCGCCCTTGTTGACAGCGGCGCACTGTTCGCAGTCGAGGCTGGTCAAGAGAAGATCGCACTTACAGTAACCTCAGCAGCTGGAACAGTTGCAGATGCTACTGCACGCGTTGTAATCACTTACATCGACCGTAACTAAACTACCTATTAGGGTATGGTGGGCTTAATCTCCCGCCATACCCTTCTTTTTTAATCATGACTAAAACTGAAATTGCAAACGTAGCCCTCGCCAAGTTTCGCGAGGGACGAATCACAGACATTGAGTCTGATACCGACCCAGTTGCTGTGGTCATGAACGACCAGTATCCTCATGCGCTTGAGTTACTACTGGAGGAACACCGCTGGGACTTTGCAGGTCGCAGGGCAAAGCTAACAGAGCTGTCCACCACGCCACCATTTGGCTGGGCACACCAATACCAGTTGCCGTCCGACTGTATAAGAATCAAGGACGTAAACGGAGAGTCTACCACGGCTTCTTCTAAGAATTTTGAAATTGAGGGTGGAGTATTACTGACCGACGACGACGTAGTCGAGATCACCTACATCGCAAGAGTTGTAGACACCAACCTGTTCGCCCCATCCTTCACCGAGTCACTGGCATTAAAGCTGGCGAGCCTAACGTGTGCCAGACTGACTGGTGACGCGGAGCTGGCAGTCCTGCTGGAGAGGCAGTATACGGTAGCCCTATCTAAGGCTATGCACAACGACGCCAAGGCTTCTGGTAGCAGGGAAACCAATCTGATGCAACGACTGATGGAAAGTTCACCGATACTAGGTGGCTTGCATTGGAAACGCAGATAGAATAACATCACCACATGGAAACCGCCCAAATCAAATTTAATGGAGGAGTATGGTCAGACGTCCTCAAAGGGAGGTTTGACCTCGGCAATTACAAGTCTGCTGCGCGGACGTGTGAAAACTTCATCCCTACCCGCTACGGACAGGTCGAGAAGCGTTCTGGCACCAAGCACCTAGGCTACGCCAAGTATGACGACAGGAAGTGTGTCCTCAACAGCTTCCAGTATTCGGTCGACACCAAGTTTATTTTAGAGGTCGGGCACGAGTATATTAGGTTTTGGTCGAATGATCAGCGGGTCGAGTCTGGTGGGTCACCACTTGAGGTTGTCACGCCATACCAAGAGGACGAGCTATACGAGATACAGTCTCGCGCCATTAACGACGTGGTGTATATGGTTCACCCTAACCACCCAGTGTCAAAACTGACGAGGCTCGCTGACGATAACTGGACGTTTACTAGCGCGTCACTGAAGCAGCCCTTCGTGGACCCAAACACTGCGGACCCCCTTGTCCAGCTGACGCCAGACGGGCTGACAGGAAGCATCGGTATTGCGGCTAGCGGCGACGCCTTTTTGGCTTCCCATGTTGGTAGCGACCTTAGGTTGAAGTATCTGACGGAGGGAACGTCTCTTGGCTTTAGTCAAGAGTATGGCACAGACCCAGACAGATACGATGACGACCTCTACAACACCAACGATGGTGCTATTCAGTTCGATAACACACCAGTATCTGGACTATACAAGGTAAGCAACGACTTAAGCACTGGTGGCAGGACTCGCGTATGGGAAGACCCCGCTGGTTCTCTGGAGAGGATTGGCTACACAGTAATTCGAGACTTTGTTTTCTCTGCTTGGGCTGCTGGCACGTATGCCGTGGACGACCTCGCTGCAATCGGCACGGCTGTCTACGTATGCACGGTCGCCAGAATACCATCAGACACGTCAGACCCAGCGACAGACACGGCGAGCTGGACACGGGTCCTTTCCCCTTCTGACGCGCCCTCTTACTTCAGCTTAGGCTTGTTGGCATTAGCACCACAGACCGTAACGGGTGAGTGGAGTCTCAAGACGACAGGCACATGGCGAGGCACTTGGCTTATCCAGCGCAGCGTGGATGCAGGCACTACATGGTCTACCATTAGGGCTTTATCCAGTGCCAAGGATGCTAACTTCCTTGTCGAAGAGGACGAGGAGGGCGAGACTGCGGAGGTCAGAGTTCTTCTGTCTGCATGGAACGACGCTGGAGTTGTAACATCCACAGTAACCTTTACGGCACTGTCAGCACCATCATACGGGCTGGCAACAATCACGGCGGTAACCGACGCGCGGAACGTGGTGGCTGCGGTCGACGGCAAGTTGCCATCCACGGGCAAAACGGTGTCATGGCAGGAATCAGCCTTTTCCAACAGGCAGGGTTACCCGCGAGCCGTTGACTTGATGGACAGCAGGCTGGTCCTAGCTGGAACCAAATCAAAGCCACAGGGGTTCTTTTACTCTGGCATAGGAGACTACGATAACTTTACTGCCACGACAACGCTCGCTGACGCGCCCTTCTTTGTTGAGGCTATATCAGACGACCAGTCAGCGGTCCAGTGGCTCTCAGCGCAACGAGAGCTGTTTGTTGGCACGGCTAGTGTCGAGGGTGTGCTGACGACACGCAAACAAGACGAGGCACAGAGTGCAGAGAATTTACCCATCGTAAGATGGAACGAGTCAATGGGGTCGGCTCACAGGTCAGCCCTACCGCTACGTGACAGCGTCATGATCCTCCAGAGGGGGATGACGTCCATCAACATGTTATCATATTCTCTAGAGAGTGACGGCTACACTGGAGAAGAGGTATCCCTCCTTTGCCCACACCTTTTTGAGAGTGGGGTGCAGCAAATGACCCACATACGCGAGCCATACACTGGAGCCTTTACGGTCAATAACGACGGCACTATTTGTCACATGGTATACGAGCCAAAGCTACAGGTGACTGGGTGGTGTAAGTATACAACTCAAGGAGGAGGTTTTGAGAGCGTTCAGACACTCCCTTCAGACTCTGACGAGGACCTTGTATACGTCTCCGTCAAGCGCACAGTAAACGGCGCAACAAAGAGGCACCTTGAGTTATTCTCCACTGGAAATGGCAGGGCACAACAGTCTAGGACTAGGGACGACCTCTGGTATGTAGACTGCGGCGTAGAGTTCAAAGGGACTGCAATGCTTGAACTTACTGGCTTGGATCATTTAGAGGGCGAGACCGTGTGCGTATTAGCAGACGGAGAGAAGTCGGAGTATGTTGTTCAAGGCAACAAGATAGTGCTTACATCAGCCGTAGACCACGCCATCGTGGGGCTGAGGATCACGTCGACGTTCGAACCAATGGACATAGAGTCCGCCGACAGCCTAAGTAGAAGGAAGCAACTCTTCCAGTCCAAGGTTATGGTGTGGAGGTCGCTTGGCGGTTCCATCGCAACCGACGGCAAACCATTCATACCAATCGTTTATCACAAGGCTGGTGAAAACCTAAACGACCCAGTCCCACTGCGCGACGGATTCCTTGAGATATTCCACGAGTCCAACTACGGGCGGCAGAAGTATTGGCGTATCCAACACGACGATCCATACCCATTTACCTTGCAAGCCGTGGTGCAATCGTTTACAGTATCAAAGAAATGAACAGCAAAATCTACACAGAGTCAGACTACGACACACTAGCGAGCTGGTGGGAGAGGCAAGGGTGCCCTATCCCTCACAGCTCTCAGCTCATGACCCTTGGAGTCATCGGTTACGCTAACGACGAGCCAGTAGCTGCCGTGTGGGGATATATGAGCAAGGGCGTCCCCGTGGCTTTCCTTGAACACTTCATTACAAACCCAGACGTAAAGTCCACCACAATCAAACTTAGGGGGGTTACTCGCATGATGGACCGCATGCTCGACGAGCTAGTCGAGGACGGATACCAGCTCATAAGGGCAACCACATGGTCAAAAACGCTAGGCAAGGTCTGTGCAAGGAAGTGGGGCTTTGAAGTTATCGACGACGAATCAACCAACCTTAGCCTGCTAATCCAGTGAACGAGATAGCCAAGGAAGAGGACAGGGACCAGCTTTTCGACCAGATGGAGTCCGTAATGGCTGAGATGGAACAGGTTGAGTGTAAGGTAGTTAACAGGTTTACTGACGGCATGTATATAAGAGAATGCCACATTCCAGCCAACACCACGCTGACCAGCATGACCCACAAGACCGAACACCCTTTCGTAATATCAAAAGGTAGTATCATGGTCACCAGTGACAACGAGGGCAGCGTCGTATACGAGGCACCATACACTGGCATAACCAAGCCACAGACACGCAGGGCACTGCACGCACTCACCGACGTGATCTGGACAACCTTCCACGTCACCAAGGAGACAGACCTAGACAAAATCTGCAAGGAGCTTTTAGAAGACAAAGACACCAAGCACATAGAGGCAAAAACCAAGGGGTTCACCCTACAATATAAAAAATAAAATGTCATTCGTAGCAATAGC